AAACTTGACTAAATACCCTGTTGCATTTAGAATTATATACTTGAACTTTATTATGGAGATAAGATGGAACTAACGATTGAGTTAAGCGAGCTTCGCAAAAAGAAAATCTTTATTGCCACCCCAATGTATGGTGGGCAATGTCATGGTATGTATACGAAGTCCACTGCTGACTTAGCAAAAGTCAGTCAGCATTACGAGATAGATACCAAATTCTTCTACCTATTCAACGAGTCACTCATCACTAGGGCAAGAAACTATTGCGCTGATGAGTTCATGCGTTCAGACTACACACACCTGATGTTTATTGATAGTGACATTGGATTCGATGCTAATGATGTGTTGAGTCTTGCTGCTATGATGGACGAGAATGATCCTGATGGTAAAAAGATTATGTGTGGACCATATCCCAAAAAGACTATCGCTTGGGAAAAGATTAAGCAGGCAGTTGATCGTGGATTCGCTGATGAAAACCCTGGCAACCTTGAGAAGTATGTTGGCGACTATGTTTTCAATCCTGCCGACGGACAGTCTGAGGTGCGCATCGATGAACCAGTCAAAGTGTTAGAAGGTGGCACTGGGTTTATGATGATTACGAAGGATGCCTTTACTAAGTTCACTGAGACATATCCTGACTATTCATACAAACCTGATCATGTACGAACGAAACACTTTGACGGATCTCGTGAGATTATGATGTACTTTCAAGCACTGATTGATCCAAAGACCAAACGTTATCTGTCAGAAGATTATATGTTCTGTCAGTGGATGCGTGAGTGTGGTGTTGATACTTGGTTGTGTCCTTGGATGAAACTAATGCATACAGGTTCGTACACCTTTGGTGGTTCCTTATCAGATCTCGCAGCGGTTGGTGCTACTGCCACCGCAGATCCTAACCAAATTAAGAATAGCAAATCATGAGTTACAAATACGATGAAGATAAGTTAGTCCAACAATTGATGGACTATATTGATGACACCTATGATCAACACTACAGTCGAAACAAGTTCCAAGCATCGGAGTTTATCTTTGACAGTGGTCATGGTGTAGGTTTTACTTTGGGTAACATTATGAAGTATGCTCAAAGGTATGGTAAGAAGGGCACGCCATCAGAAGCAAGAAAAGACTTAATGAAAATCTTGCATTATGGTATCATGGCATTATATAATCATGACATTCAAAATGGAGTAGATAATGAAAATCAGTGAAAAAACTTTTGATGTATTGAAAAACTTTTCGACGATCAATCCATCCATCAGAGTCAAAGCAGGTAATGTGTTGAGCACAGTATCAGAGCAGAAGAACATTCTTGCTAAGGTAACTGTCGCCGAAGCATTTCCTAGAGACTTTGCTGTGTATGAGTTGAATCAATTACTTGGTCTTGCTAGTTTGTTTGAAGACGGTGAGTATGAATTTGGAGAGTCTGCATTAGTTATCAAAGAAGGCAACAACTCTTCTCGATATACTTACACAGATCCTTCAATGGTAACTGCTCCACCAGAAAAACCACTTGATCTTCCATCACAAGAAGTCTCATTTAAACTTGAGTGGAACAATCTTAAGAAGATCATCAACGCAGCAAATCAGTTGGGACTGCCTGAGGTTGTAGTTCGTGGAGCAGAGGGCAACGTGACTTTGGTTGCAACTGACACTAAGAATCCAACTTCAAATGAGTTCTCTCAAGACTTGGGTATTTCTACTGACGCTGAGTTTGACTTTGTGTTCAAAGTTGAGAACTTCAAGTTTATGCAGCAAGATTATCAAGTGACAATCTCAAGTAAAGGTATCTCTCATTTCAAAGGTGAGGTTGTTGAATATTGGGTAGCAACTGAATCAGGAAGTAAGTATAATGGTTAATTTATCTGAAGATGTAGTGAAGGCAATGATCTCTATCATTGATATGAGTGCAAAAAGTGGTTCATTTTCTGGTCCAAACTTGAGTGTAGTTGGACAAGTGAGAGCAGAACTTGAAAAGGCAATTAAAGAAAAACCTGAGACAGAAGGATTTAGTAATGAGTAATGTTGTGATTCCTAGTGATGATGAAACAAAGAAACGTATCCGTGGTGCATTGGAAGAAATCTCTAACTCGATGACACGGATGGGTGCTGAGCGTGATCTAATCAAAAACATTCTACAGGATGTTGAGAATGACACTCAGGTGCCAAAGAAATACATCCGCAAGATGGCAACTATTTTCCACAAACAAAATCTCAACGAAGTCAAAGCAGAGAACGACGACGTTGAAACATTGTACGAAACGGTTGTGTAATGTTTGATGGAGAATTAGAAAATTGGGAACTGTTATGTAGATATAATGATACAAACCAGTTGAAAAATCTCTGTCGTGATGATGGAATTATTAGAGCATTTTCAAAAGGATGTGATGTAGATACTTCTTTTTTGTATTTTCACCATGGTCTATCACGTTCATATGTTGGTGAGACTGCAGCAAATCGCTTACATAGGCGTCAATCACAACATGCAAACTTATACAAACCTGGTTGGATTGTATCTCATGCTGGTCCTGTTGATCTTTGGGTTGCAAAACTCAGGAATCATACAATAAATGAAAGACGTTCGATAGAAGATTACTATATTAGAAATTATTATGCTCAATATAAACTTATTAATGGAAGAAGATCACAAATATTAAGTATGACATTAAACCCACCTTCTAGCACATTAGAGAGTTTTTTTGATGTCTAGCGTAACTAAGTCTCGCCATCTTGCCAAGACTATCACATGGCGCATAACTGGCACAATCGACACGATGCTTATCGGTTGGTTGGTGACCGGTAGTCTGGAAGTCGGAGCAATGATTGGTGGGATTGAAGTTATAACAAAGATGATTCTATACTACACTCACGAACGAGTGTGGTACAAATACATAAAGTTTGGAGTGAAGAATGGACATGACAAGTAGAACGTTTGATCCACAGAAACCAACAGTCCAAATGTTGGGTCGGTGGCAACCGTGGCACGATGGACATACTGCTCTGTTTAAGCGATGCTTAGAAATAACAGGGCAGGTTTGCATCATGGTGCGTGACGTTGGTGGTGTAGTAGGACAGGACGCTGGCGGTGGTAGAACAGCGACTCAAGATGATAATCCGTTTGACTATGGCACTGTTGTAGAAAATATCAAAAATGGTTTGTCAGAACAAGGCATATACTATGGTCAGCAATACATCGTAATGCTTGTACCAAACATCGTTGACATTAGTTATGGTCGTGGTGTTGGGTATACATTCACCGAGCATGACTTAGGAAAAGATGTACACAACATCAGCGCAACTAAAATCAGAGCAAAGATGCGTGATGAGGGACAACTGTAATGTGGTATAGTCTTGTGTTATTAACAGCGGTGGGTGTTCAATCAATTGGAACTTACGACGATTATTTACGATGTCAGATTGCAGCGGAAGAATGGAAAAGTCAAAACGTTGCAGCAGGATGCGTTGAGCAAAAAGATCCAACTGAAGCATTTGCTGATATGGTAAATATAATGCAGCAACTTAGATAAGGAAAACAAATGGGTATAACAGCAACTAACAAGGCATTAGAAAGAATCAGTCAAGTTGATCCAGTTGTATATAATATTCTAAAGAAATGTTGGGCAGAATCATTTGGAGAAGAAGTATCAACTGAAGAGATCAGAGGACGTTTGAGTCAGGTTGCTATATTGGAGTCTGATGACACTGACGTTGAGTTTGTGGTCAGCAGTATCAATATGGTTCTTGCTAATAGATGATTGATTTCTACACTGGTTTATGGTAGAATAGATGTATATTGTGATGGGAGTATATTATGCGAGAACAATTCTTATGGGTGGAGAAACATCGTCCTAAGAAAATTGATGAGACTATTCTTCCAGACAGTCTCAAAAAAACTTTTCAAAAATTTGTAGAAGAAGGCACTGTTCCAAATCTATTGTTGACTGGTAGTGCAGGTGTTGGAAAGACAACTGTTGCTAAAGCAATGTTAGACGAAATCGGTGCTGATTACATTATCATCAATGGTTCCGACGAGGGTCGATACATTGATACATTACACACCAAGATAAAGAACTTCGCTTCCTCGATGTCGCTTGCAGGTGGACGCAAGTATATTATTCTTGACGAAGCAGACTACATGAATGCGCAATCTATTCAACCAGCATTGCGAAACTTCATGGAGACTTATTCAGCGAACTGTGGGTTTATTCTAACTTGCAACTTTGTGAACAAGATTATCTCTCCACTACACAGTCGATGTTCAGTGGTGGAGTTTCGTATTCCTAACGCACAGAAACCAAAACTTGCAGGTCAGTTCTTCAAACGAGTGGAGAGTATTCTAAAGTCTGAAGGGATAGATTATGATCAGAAGGTAGTTGCCGAGATGATCACTAAACATTTCCCAGACAATCGTCGTATTCTAAACGAACTACAACGATACAGCGTATCAGGTAAGATTGATGCAGGTGTGCTTGCCAATCAGGTTGATTCTGATATGAAGACGTTGATGTCAGGTATGAAGAACAAAGAGTTCTCTGTGGTTCGTAAGTGGGTTGCACAAAACGTAGACGGTGACATGTCTCCATTCTTTCGTAAGTTCTATGAAACAATCCATGAACATGTGAAACCTTCTAGCATTCCTCAGATTGTCGTCACTCTCGCTGACTATCAATACAAGTCTGCATTCGTTGCTGATCAAGAGATCAATACAATCGCAATGCTGACAGAGATAATGGTGGACGCTGAGTTTGAGTGATGTCAGAATCTAAAATAATTTTACTGACTGATGTACTTGAAACTCGAATCAGAAAAGAAAAAGAGTTAGAGTTCTATCAGCAAGAATTAGAAAAATTGCAACAGAAAATGATGTTTGTTAAAAAAGAAATTGACCTTACAAATTTGATTATTGATATCATTCAACAAGAATCTGTTGTTGATGTCAACAAAGGGTTATTGGAGGATAAAGATGAATCCCTTTGACTTTGTAGATGCGGTAACAAATACCAAGAAAGATCTAATGCGTGGCACTGCCAACGATGATCTAGTAGAGAAAGAATATAAAGCATTTCTAACAAATCGTGCTTTGTCTTATCATCAGGACACAGTGTACTTTGCCAACGAGATGAATCGTTTTCATCATCTGGACAATATCCTACAGTTTGATTTTTTACTAAATATTGTCAGACCCAAAAAGAGATACGCAAAATGGGCGAAAAAAGATGATGACGCTGACTTGTTGATAGTTAAAGAATTTTATGGATACAACGACACTAAAGCACGCCAAGCACTCAGCATCCTTTCCCCTGCGCAATTAGAAACAATAAGAAAAACGCTAATGAAGGGTGGCAGAGATGATAGAAAACATGGTTGAGGTCAAACTCAATAACGAGGATGACTTCTTAAAGATTAGAGAAACGTTGACTAGAATTGGTGTAGCATCTAAAAAGAACAAAACAATATACCAGTCATGTCATATCTTGCATAAGCAAGGAAAGTATTACATCGTGCATTTCAAAGAGTTATTTGCACTAGACGGTAAACCTTCCAACTTTGCTGAAGAAGATATGGGTCGACGTAATACAGTTGCGAATTTGTTAGCAGAATGGGGTCTTGTTACTCTGGTTGATGCAAACAAGAGTAAAGAACCTGTGGCACCTTTGTCACAAATTAAAGTGTTACCATTCAAAGAAAAGAATGATTGGGAATTGGTGGCAAAATATAATCTAGGAAAAAAGAGGTAAACGTATATAATGACACATTTTGAAATGGTTCGTGATTTTATGAATGCTTTTGGGCAAGAGGTTAAAACTAAAACTGAAATGCCTGACAAAGAAACCCAAGTTCTTCGATATGCTTTGATCCATGAAGAACTCAATGAATTTGTTGACGCAATGAAAAAGGAAGACTTAGTAGAAGTCGCCGATGCGTTGACAGATCTTCTCTATGTTGTCTATGGTGCTGGACATGCGTTCGGTATTGATCTTGACAAAACATTTGCTGAAGTCCAACGTTCAAATATGAGCAAACTGGGTGAGGATGGCAAACCCATTTATAGAGATGATGGTAAGGTCTTAAAAGGACCAAATTTTTCTGAACCGCAACTTAAAGAATGTTTGAATTTAGGAGATTAACATG